ATGGCGGGCGAAGAAAAACCCCCGGTGTTTCCACGCGGGGGCTTGTGGGTCAGCGGCTTGCCTGGTTAGTCGAGCTCGCCCAGCAGCTCGTCCGTGTCAATGTTCGCGGCCTTGCCTGTTTCGACACGAATATCCTCGATAATTTGTGCCACGCGGGGATTTTTGCGCAACGCGGTTTTTTCCGCGTCGGACTTTTCCGCCAAAAATGCCCGCAACTCATCCGGGGTTTTCCGCCCCGCATACATTCGCACTAAGGCCTGCAGCAACAATCCACCTGTCGCCCCGCCGCCCTCCCGCGTAGCATTCCATGCGCCCGCCAGCAGCCGATCATAAACCGTTTTAACGGCTTGGTATTTGTCCTCCGCGCTAGCAGCTCGTCCGGTTTCGGTGTTGCGGCTGATCGCGGCCGCGTCAACGAGTTTCTGCTTGAGTCCGTGCAACAATGCCTGCTGACGCACTTCTGGGGACAGGGCGATAGTATCCAGCGTTAGTATAACGCCGTTGTTAAAGTATAGGTCCAGTACACCGCTAATAGAATCGTCACGCAGTGTGATGTTAGCGGCGATGGTCGGATTACGTTTGATGTCAGTCATGATTGAGCCTTTCATTGAATGGTACGATTAGTTAAAAAATGTGACGCGGTAATACATCAAACCGGCATGACTGGCGTCAGCCTGTTCAATCTGGTGGGAGTACCCCATGCGCCGGGAGTCTAACCATTCCGTGAATGCGAACGCCTCGGCGTAGGTGTCGAATGTTGCGATGTGGTGCATAGGGAAACCTCCGTGAATGATTGATTGTGACACCCTACCTATAGCAACCAGCGTGCCAACCGCGCTAACCCTATGATTTTGTTGATTACCAGCTTCCCGCCCTGTGTCACCCGCCGCCACGCCCGACCTCCAACCGGCAAAAATTGCCGCATTTCCCCCCAGTCCCCGGCAATTTTTGCCGCACCCACCGGCAATTTTTGCCGCACTTCCTGTACCCGCAAACGCGAATGCTTATGATAATCATTCGCATTCAGCTTCCGCCGGACGGCCTGGGGGGGGGTGCTTACCCGGAGCCGGGGGGTTCGACAGGCCGGGGTTTAGCCGCATAGCACGTGGACCTGCGTGACCTGTTTTCGCTTGCTCAGGTTCCAACGTTTCTCCCATGGGTTACCCGCCCGTAACCCATGGGGGTTTCGCGAAGGCTAGGGGGTAGCTGTTCGCCAACAGGTTTCCCCCGACTCACGCTTGACAACGGGCGGCGCCCAGCCTACAATCCCCGCATGATTAACTGATCTCCGCACACGCAAAGGGGACTGACATGAGCACGCCACTGATGGGAACTGACAGCGCAGCCGGAGCGATCCAGCGGGTGAGTTATACTCACGATGCGCTGATTGATATGATTATCGCAAACCCAGCGATTTCGCAAGGGGAGCTGGCAAAAGCCTTCGGCTACACGCAGGGGTGGTTGTCGCGGGTGATGAACTCGGACGCCTTCCAGGCCCGGCTCGCGGCGCGGAAAACTGAGGTTGTAGACCCGCAGCTTGTCTTGTCGATTGACGAGAAACTGCGGGCACTCGCTTCAAAATCCCTGGACGTTGTCCTGGACAAGCTCGCCGTGACCCAGAACCCCGACACCGCGCTCAAGGCACTCGAAGTGACCTCCAAAGCCCTTGGCTATGGCGCGCGGCAACAGAATCTCAACGTCCAGCAGAACTTCGTGGTGGCTCTACCGCCGAAGGCTTCGAGCGCTTCGGAATGGGCGGCTGTACACGGTGAAGGCCGGGGGGTGGTCATTGACATGCCGGGGGGTGCTTTGGCAGTTCCATGTGGGGTTTGAGCGAAAGTTTTAAGGAAAAAAATCATGGCTGAAGGTAAATATCAAGCAATTTTAGATGCGCTTGCCCTTGCAAGCTCTCCTTTTCCGGTTGCTGGGGATGTGGCTGGGGTAGTCGCTGATGGGTATCGTTATTGGAATCAGCCGGAAGAGCGCACTCCAGGGAATTTTGTGTTATCTGCAGCTGGGGTGCTTCCGTTTGTCCCCGCAATGGGAAGTGTCAAAGCGGTCGGAAACGGGATTGTGAAAATGTCTCCTCAGGACTATTTGAATTTAGCGCATCCCTTTGAAAAGGGGTATGATCCGACCGCAAGGGCTTTGACTAAAACAGGGGAACAAAAAATTCCTATGCTTTCTGTCAAACAGGCTGGAGAGGAGTTTCAAGTAGGTCTTCATGACGGAAGGCATCGGGCTTTTAAGGCTCTATTAGACAATAAAAAAGACTTGGAAGTGGAAATACAGCTTGGGAAAAAGTTTGCTAGAGAACACCCTGGAGCTACTGTTCAGGATTTAATACAACTCATTGTGGAGCGTAAAAAACTTCTCTCTGAAGATGGTAGTAAGGTTGTAGAGGTTGTGGAATGAGTCAAGTCGCCATCACCGCAGAACAGATTGTTATCTGGCAACCGCAGTCCGGCCCACAGACAGCGCTTCTCGAATGCCCCGTTTTCGAGGTATTCTATGGCGGTGCGCGGGGAGGCGGGAAAACTGAATCCTCCATCGGGGATTGGCTTCAGCACTCCTCCCTCTACGGCGAGCACGCGATCGGGATCTTCTTCCGGCGGAAACTCGTTCAGCTCGCGGAAGTCGTGGCGCGGACGAAGCAAATCTTCCCCAAACTCGGCGGGAAGTACAATGAGCAGCAGAAAACCTGGACAATGGCGAATGGCGCCCGCCTCAAGTTCGCCTACCTCGAAAGGGACTCAGATGCTGAAGCATACCAAGGTCATAACTACACACGAGTTTATGTGGAGGAGGTCACTAACTTTCCGTCGCCAGCTCCGATTGATAAACTCCGCGCAACGCTGCGTTCTGGCTCTGGCGTTCCTGTGGGCATGCGCCTTACCGGCAACCCTGGCGGGGCTGGCCATAACTGGGTCAAGAAGCGTTACATCGACCCCGCCCCACGGGGTTACAAGCTCCTGACGGAAGAGTGTGAGATTGAGCTGGACGGTGAAAAGCGAATGGTCAGCCTCGACCGCGTCTTCATCCCGTCGAAGATCGGGGATAACCAGCTCCTGATGCGGAATGACCCGACTTACATCCTCCGGCTCCGCCAGTCCGGTTCCGAAGCCCTTGTCAAGGCATGGCTTGAAGGGAACTGGGATATTGTGGACGGGGCTTTCTTCGACGAGTGGGACGAGTTCGTTCATGTACTGCCTACGGAAGAGTTCCTGGCCTTGCGAAACCCTGGAATGTTGTACTTCCGTGGGTTTGACTGGGGGTCGGCAAAGCCCTTTAGCGTGGGTTGGTACGCGATTCTGGACAAGGAATACCGGCTCGGGGAACGGGTGCTGCCAAAAGGCGCGCTTGTCAAGTTCCGGGAATGGTATGGCTCGACTGGCCCGAACAAGGGACTGAAAATGACCGCTGACCTCGTTGCGCAAGGCATTGTCGAACGCGAAAAGGGTGAGCGGATTCGTTATGGTGTGGCTGACCCCGCAATCTTCATCCGCGATGGCGGACCTTCCATTGGGGAGACTATGGCGATTCACAAGTGCATGTGGCGCCGGGCTGATAACAAGCGCAAGGCGGGGTGGGAACAAGTCCGGCAACGACTCGTCGGTCAAAATGGCTTGCCGATGCTCTACTTCTGCGACTGTTGCGAGGACACGATCCGCACACTCCCAACCCTCCAGCACGACGAAACCGATCCGGAGGACTTGGACACCGAGGCCGAGGATCACGCAGCCGACGAAACCCGTTACGCTGTCATGTCTCGTCCTTGGGTGCCGAAGGCTGCGCCGATTGCAGGTCCGGGCTTGCCAAAACTTCCCGGCCAGTACACTATCAACGAACTTGTCGAGCGGCAGCGCCAGCGTCGGGTTGAAGCCGCCGAAATCTGATTACCAGAGGATAAAATGGACATTGGAAAATCCCTTTCAGGCGCCGTCGACACGGCCAAGGCTGACCCGAAAGTTCAGTCATGGTTGAAGGAACTGGATGCTGCGCGCAAGCGGGTCAAGGACTATCGCAAGGACGGTGCTCGCGTTGTGAAGCTCTACGAAGGTGGGAAGGCTTCCGAATCCCCCTTCAATATCCTCTACAGCAACACCGAGACCCTTGCGCCTGCACTTTACAACAATGTGCCTCGGCCGGTTGTACAACGACGCTTCAAGGACGACGATCCGCTGGGCAAAGTGGCTTCGGACGTTGCTCGCCGCAGTCTTGAGTTCCTGATCGACAACGAACTTGGTGACTACACACCCTTCGACGATCTGATGACTCAGGCCGTGCTGGAAGCGCTCGTCCCCGGCGAAGGTGTGACTTGGTTCAAGTATGACGCCTCGATTGTCGAGCAACCTGAACCGAACAACCCGACCGAAGGTCAGGAAGACCAGACTGGCGAAGGAGAGGTTGAGGCACAGCAAGGCGAGATTCATCCCGAGCCCCTGGAACAGGTCGAATACGAAACTGTCTGCGGCGAAGCAGTGCCCTGGGACCGGTTCTTGCACGGCTATGCAAAGCAGTGGAAGGATGTTCCGTGGGTTGCGCGTGAACACTTCATGACACGGGAAGAGCTGGTTAAGAACTTCGGCGAAGAAATCGGCCACCGCATTCCCCTGAACATCAGCGGCAAAGCCGCTTCCGATCGCGGAACTGACGGCGATGACGACACTGAAAAGGTGATTGATGCTGAAGGCGTTGAACTCGCACATGTGTTTGAAATCTGGGACAGGGAAACCAAGATGGTGCGGTTCCTGGCTCCGAGCTATCCTGCAGGCTTTGTGAAGGAAGTGGAAGACCCACTACAACTCTCGGGATTCTTCCCGATGCCCCGGCCACTGGTGCTGTTCCAGAAAATCAGTTCGCTCGTCCCTGTCCCCTTATACACGATGTACGAAGAGCAGGCGAAGGAGCTCAACCGCATCACTGTGCGGATTAACAAGATTGTCCAGGCACTGAAGGTTCGCGGTTTCTACGACTCGACGCTGGAAGGTCTGGAGAAAGTCCTGGCGGCGGATGATAACGTCCTGATCCCTGCCGAAAACGTGGCGGCGATGCAGCAGGGGCAAACCCTGGAAAAAGCAATCTGGCTTATGCCGCTGGAAAAGCTCGTCGCCGTGCTCCAGCAACTCTACGTGCAGCGTCAGCAAATCAAACAGGTTATCTACGAAATCACCGGCATCAGCGATATTCTGCGCGGTGCATCGGTGGCTTCGGAAACGGCTACTGCCCAAAATATCAAAAACCAGTGGGGGACGCTGCGGCTGAAAAAGATGCAAAAACAGGTTGCTCGGTATGTGCGGGATTGCTTGCGCATCATGGGTGAGATTGCGATGACCAAGTTTTCGCAGCAAACTCTCTCGCAGATGACTGGCCTGCAATTCCCTACCGCGCAGCAGAAACAGCAAGCTCAAATGGTACTGCAGCAGCTGCAAGCACAGGCCCAGCAAATGGCGCAGCAGCCGTCCATGCCCGGACAACCGCCGGCACAGCCTCCCGCCCCACCTCCGCAGGTCATGGCAGCCGCCCAACTCCCTTCGTGGGAGGAAATTATGGGGCTACTTACCAACGATCTTCAGCGTAACTACCGCATCGACATTGAAACTAACTCGACTGTCGATGCCGAGGCGACTGAGGACAAACAGAACATGGGTGAGTTCCTCAACGCCATCGCGCAATTCATGAACGGCGCAGCCCCTCTCGTTCAGCAAGGTGTCCTTCCGTTCGATGCTGCGAAGTCCATTCTCCTGGCTGTCACCCGTCGCTACCGCTTCGGGCCGGAGGTCGAGGATGAGCTGAAGAAGATGCAGCCCCCGCAACAGCAGGGCAATGGCGCAGATGCCAAGGCTAAGGCCGATCTCGAAGCAGCGCAAGCTGAGCAGAAGGTCAAAATGGAAATGCTTGCGATGGATAAGCAGCTCAAAGAAGCTGAAACCGCCGCGAAACTTGAAGAACTCAAGCGCAAAGGGGAATTCGCAGCCGCTCAACATGCGATGAAGTTGCAAGAATTGCGGCTGAAGATGGCGACACCGAAACTCCCCGGCGTTACTCAACCGTAATCCGTGGGAGATTATCATGCCAGTTTATTCTTACAAGTGCCCTTCGTGCCAAAAGGCCTTTGACCGCTTCCTGCGGCTTGTTGATTACGATATGCCGCAGACTTGTGACTGTGGTGTGCAGGCTGTTAAGCAACTTTGCGCGCCTGCAGTGCGCGGCGACTATGCCGGATACTCCTGTCCTGTGACTGGAAAGTGGATCGAAGGTCGCCGGGCGCACGAAGAAAACCTCGCTCGCCACGGGTGCCGTGTGCTGGAGCCGGGGGAAACCGAATCCGCTCGCCAGCGCCATGCTGCAAGCGAAGCCGAATTCGATCGTCAGATCGAGCAAACTGCGGAGCAGTTGGTAGCTGGCCTGCCCTCGCAGAAACTTGAAAAACTAGCCAGCGAAATGCAGTCCGGCGTAACTGCCACTGTGGAACGACAGTAAAGGAGAAATACCGTGGGTATGGAAGATCTTGACAACAATGATGCCGGTGCAGCCGGTGGTGACTTTGACCTTGCAGGAGCCGGTGACACGATCTCGGCCGATCTGTTTGGCTCTTCGGGAGATAGTGACAATGGAGGTAACGCTGACGACGTTAACCTGGATGACAACGGCGGTACTGACGCTGGTACTGCTACAGCTGCTCCTCCTGCTGCGGGTACTCCGCCGGCGAAGGAAGGCGAGGGCACTGCCCCTCCCACCGCAGCCGCTCTCCAGCCCCCGAAAACATGGCGCCCTGAAGCGGCCGCAAAGTTCGCGACGCTCCCGCCGGAAGTCCAGCAGGAAGTTCTGAAACGCGAAGAGGACATTTTCAAGGGCCTTGAGTCTTACAAAGCTGACGCCTCCATCGGCAAGGCTCTTAAGGGAGTCGTGCAGCCTTATTTGCAGATATTCCAGTCCCAGGGCATCGACCCGATGCAGCAAGTCTCGGGCCTGATGCGTGCGCACGTCGCCTTGGCAACTGGCACCCCAGAGCAAAAACAGCAGTTTTTCCAGCATCTCGCCAAAGAATACGGCGTTGACCTTGACGTCGAGGCCCCCTACGTTGACCCACAAGTTGTGGGCTTGCAAAAACAACTGTCTGACCTACAATCCCGTTTGAATGGCCGAGAGCAACAGGAGGCCGACAAGGCGCGCACAGCACTGCAAGCCGAAATCGACACCTTTGCTTCCGACCCCGCGCATCAGTACTTCGACGAAGTGGCAAATGACATTGCCGGACTTTTGCGAAGTGGCGCTGCGAAGGACCTGAAAGATGCTTACGAGAAGGCGATCTGGGCTAACCCGATCACCCGCGCTAAGGAACAAGCCCGCTTGACGGCGGATGCTGAAGCCAAAGCAAAAGCGGAAGCCGCCGAGAAAGTGAAACAGGCTCGCAAGGCAACTGGTGCGAATGTGAAATCGAGTGCGAAAGCGGCGAGCGGAACGGCTCCCCTTGGAAGTATAGATGACACGCTTAGTGCGGCTCTGGCAAATATCAAGTCCAGGGCATAATCGAATCTTTCATAAGGAGTTTTCATCATGGCAAGTCCCAATACCGTGTTCACGGAACTGGTCTCCACGACCTTCCGCAAGCACGCAAAAGAAATCAAGGACAACGTGTCCAAGAACAACGCCCTGCTCCGTCGTGTTTACGACAAGGGTAATGTTCGTCGCGAAGATGGTGGTCTGACCATCGTCGCACCGCTGGATTACGCCGAGAACAACACTTACCAGCGCTACTCTGGTTACGATGTGCTGAACGTTGGCGCAAGCGACGTTATCAGTGCCGCCGAGTACCAGTGGCGTCAAATCGCTATCAACGTTGTGGCCAGCGGCTTGGAACTGCGCACCAACAGCGGCGATGCACGCATCATCAACCTGGTCAAGGCCCGTTTGAAGAACGCCATCCGCACGTTCAAGAACAACTTCTCCGCCGACATTTACTCTGACGGCACGCTGGCAAACCAGGTCAACGGTCTACAAGCTCTGGTGGCTGACGCCGGAACCGGAACTGTTGGTGGGATCGACTCCTCGACCTGGACGTTCTGGAAGAACAAGGTGCAGTCGGCCGCTGCCCCGTTGCAAGGTGGTGGTGCAATCGTTCCCGGCTCGACCACGATGGAATCGTTGATGCTGCCCTTGTGGCTTGCCCTGACTCGCGGCGATGACCAGCCTGACCTGATCGTGATGGACAACAACTACTTCACGTTCTTTGAGCAGTCTCAGACCTCCATCAAGCGTTACACCGACACCTCCAAGGGTGACGCAGGTTTCGTCAGCCTGAAGTACAAGGGTGCGGATGTGATCTTCGACGGCGGCTCTGGCATCCCGACCAACCACGCCTACTTCCTGAACACCGACTACCTCGAACTGGTCGTGCACAAGGACGCAGACATGACCGTGATGGACGAGATGAAGCCTTACAACCAGGACGCAGCCGTTGTGCCGGTCCTGTGGATGGGAAACCTCGTCTGCTCAAACCGTGCCCTGCAAGGCGTGCAGAAGGCGTAAGCCTGGCAACGTGAATTCCCCCGGCATTACGGAAAAGTAATCCGGGGGAGAATCAACCAGTCAATCTTTCAAGGAGTTTATCATGGCTTATGCTTTCACAGACCCCAAAGTCGGTATGCAGCCGATTGCGGTCACTTCCACTGTTCAGAATCACCCCATCGGTACTCGAGTCAAGGCCGTTGATCCGACCTTCGGCGAGGGTGAGTTCATCTACCTCAAGGGCCTGGCTTCCACCGCCGTCGGCGAAGTCGTCATCTATGACACTTATGCTAACACTACCAAGCGTGGTGTTGCCGGTGACCGTGGTCCGGCTGCCGTCGCAATGTCCGCCAACGTTGCCAGCCAGTTCGGCTGGTACCAGATCGCTGGTGCGGCTGTGGTAAAGGTTGCTGCTGCCTTCGCGGCCAATGCCAACGTCTACTGGACGGCCACCGCTGGTACGCCGGATGATGCAGTTGTCGCCGGTGACAAGATCGATGGCATCCGCAGCAAGACCGCGATTGATACACCGACTGCTGGCTATGCTGTTTGTCAGCTCACCTACCCGTCTGCCAACGCCAACGGCTAAACACCTTTTCACCTCCCACGGTGTTCCTCGAGGCTTCGGCCTCGGGGTTTTTTGATGGGAGGGTTCGTTCAACTAACTGTGGGAGTTAGATAATGGTACAAAAACTTGAAGAACGGCCTCCATTTGTCCGGTTCGAAGTCCGGGCTGAGGAAGACCGTCAAGCGTCGATCGAAGCCGGTCACTACGTCGGCCGGGATGTTCACTACGCTTTGATCACCCCTATGGGGTCCAAGGACTGCATCGAGCGCAAAGCCGATGAGTGGTTCGACAAGCTCAAGCAGGATGTTGCGGAAGGTCGCTGCCCTCGCGAATGGCTGAATGCGTTCAAGGAAGTCTACAAAGACTGGTGCGAAGGTCGGGAAGCCCCGCCGAACGGCACTCCGATTACGGATTGGCCTCCGCTGTCTCCGTCGCAGGTCAAGACCATGCTGTCGTTGCACATTCGCAGTGTCGAAGACCTTGCTGCCGCGAATGAGGAAGTTCTGGCCCGCATCGGCATGGGAGGTCGTGCGCTGAAGCAACGGGCTATCGACTGGCTGACCAGCGCAAGTTCGACTGGCAAAGCCAGTGAGGAACTCTCCTCGCTCAAGGCCGCGAACGAGAACCTCCAAACCCGCAACGACCAGCTCGAAGCACAGCTCAAGGAACTCGCCGCCAAGGTCGATGCCCTTACCACACCTGCGCAATCGAAAAAGCTCTAAGGAGTCATCATGACCCTGCTGCAAATCGTTCAGGAATTCTGCCAGCGTCAAGGTCTGTCAGTTCCTCTCATCGTCATGCAGTCGCAAGACGACCAGTTAGTGCAGATCGTGAGCCTTGCGAACGAGGTCTGTGAAGATCTTGTCCGTCGGCACTCCTGGACGGATTTGCAGTATGAAACTGTTTTTACCAGTGCGGCTGGAAGCGACCAGGGGCTGCTTTCCGACCTTGCCCCAAACGCGTTTCTCAAGATTCTCAACGAAACGATCTTCGACCGGACACGGCGCCTTCCCGTCTTCGGCCCACGCTCTCCGCAGCAGTGGCAGGTGCTCAAAGCCTTGCCCATGTCGGGACCTTTTTACCAATACCGGATTCAGCAAGGTCGTTTGAAGATCATCCCCGACATGCCCGCAGGTCACACAATGGCCTTTGAGTATGCTTCGGAAGGTGCTGTGCAGGATAATTCAACTGCCGTCCCGACGGCAAAGGCCTTCTTCACGCGAGACGACGACACGTTTTTGCTGAATAAATCCCTTCTCCTCCTTGGCTTGCGGTGGCGCTGGAAAGAGGAAAAAGGCTTACCCTACATGGAGTCCTTCCGACTCTACGAATCGGCTGTGGCTGAAGCTGCTGGCTCCGATGGCACCAAACAGCCAATGTCGATGAATGAAGGCTCAGGCATGATTCAGCCTGGTGTCTTTGTCCCGGCAGGTAACTGGAGTATTTCCTAATGCGCCAAGTCATGCAATCTTCGGCTCAGCCAACTTCCTCGGCCCGGAACATTCCGGCGCCAACAGGCGGGTGGAATGCTCGTGATCCTATCGCGGATATGCCTGCGAAGGATGCAGTGTTCCTGAACAACTTCTATCCCCGGACGAGTGATGTGATGCTGCGGCCAGGGAGTGCCTTATTCGCAACCTTGCCTGCGGATACCGAACCGGGCAGCCCTCACAACATCCGTTCGATTCTATCTTACAAGGCCGCCAATGGAGCGGCCAAGCTTTTTGCAGGTGCAAATGACGGAATCTACGATGCGACAGCAGGCGGAACAATCGCCGCCGTTTCGAGTGCTGCAACGAATGCTGAATGGCAATCAGTAAACATTACCACAGCCGGCGGCTCATTCCTCTGGTGTTGTAACGGCATGGACAAGTCCCGGTACTACGACGGAGCTGCGTGGACTGTATTAGACACGGTTTCTGCTCCAGCGCTGACGGGAGTGGTATCCGCTGACATTACCAACGTCAGTTTGTTCAAGTCTCGACTGTTTTTCACTGTTAAAAACTCCCTGTCGTTCTGGTACCTTCCGGTTAACAGCGTTGCCGGTGCGGCACTTGAATTCCCTCTCGGAGCCTTGTTTCGTCGCGGCGGGTATCTTGTGGCGACAGATGCCTGGACTCTGGATGGCGGCAACGGTCCGGAAGACTACTTCGCAGCTGTCACTTCCGAAGGCGAAGTCGCGGTCTACACAGGCACCGACCCTTCCAGCGCCTCTGCGTGGTCTCTCAAGGGTATCTACTACATCGGCAAGCCACTGTCTAAGCGGTGCCTTGTGAAGGTTGGTGGTGACCTGTGCTTGCTCACTGTGCAAGGGCTCTACCCGCTATCCAAGGCCCTTCAGTCTGCGACTGTCGATCGGCGGAGTGCCGTGAGCGACAAAATCTCCCGCGCATGGGTGGATTACACGCAAAACTTTGCCGGACTGTATGGCTGGCAGCCAGTGATGTTTCCGGAAGCCACGATGCTGCTGGTCAATGTCCCGGTATTGAGTCGGCACGACATTAACTCGGTCTACAGTTACCAATTCGCAATGAATACCCAGACAGGTGCTTGGACGCGCTTTGTCGGTATGCCGGCGGAAGTCTGGGCAGTTCACGATGGCAAGCTTTACTTTGCTCTCCACAACAAGCTTTACCAAGCCTGGACAGGTACTGACGATGCAGGGCGTCCGATTGATGCAACTGCCAAAACTGCCTTTGTCTATCCTTCAAAGGGTTCAATCAACCACGTTAAGCTTGTCCGACCGATCGTCACTACGAACGCTTCGCTCAAACTCAAAGTCGGCGTTGATACGGACTATTACGAGACTGAAGCAATCAGCGGTTCCTTCATCACTTACGTCCAGTTCCAGTCCAAATGGGATCAAGCGAAGTGGGATGAAGCCTACTGGTCATCCGGGACTTCCACCGTCGCGAAGTGGCGATCAGTTTTCCACAAACCTGGCTACGCTCTGGCTGTGCGCTTGCGTGTAACAACCAAAGGCATTACTATGACGTGGATCGCTACGGACTTGATAATTCAACGTGGAGGTTTGCTGTGAGGGTTGTGGAGAACCTTTCACCTGAGGCCCTCAAGTTCGCAGAAACTGCATTAGGATTGTCCTTCCCCGGTGGTACGACCGGAATTACGAGTTTAACTGACGATGGTCAGATTGCTGGGGTGGCAGTGTTCACCCCGCCCTGCAAAGGGAACAGTAATTTGCACATTGCGGCTGCGGCAAGACGCTGGTTCACTCCAGAGTTTTGCCGCAGGATGTTTTTTCACGGTTTTATCACGCTCCGCTGTCGGCGTTTGACGGCCTCGATTGAAGTCAGTAATGTGCTATGCCTGCGGCTGGCAAAGAAAACTGGCTTCCGCCTCGAGGGTTGTTTGCGAGACTTCGACTTCGGAGATTTGCTGATATTTGGGATGAGCAAAGGGGAATGTAAATGGGCGGCATTGTAGATGCAATCTTCGGGGGCGGGAACGACGCCCCGGCAGCACCCGATCCGTATGCTGTAGCGACTGCGCAAGGCACCGCAAATATTGATGCTGCCCGCATCACTACAGCCCTTAACCGCGCGAATCAGATTACGCCTTACGGCAACCTTACATGGTCGCGTGGTGGTACTGGCTGGAACGAAACTGGTTATAATAACGCGCTGAACTTGTACAATGAACAGCTTGCAAACTATAACAGCGCGCTTGCAAACTATAACAGCGAGCTTGCAAACTACAACACGAACCAAGACGGAGGCCAAAATTGGCTTGATATATTTAACCAAAATACACTTAGCCAGGGTGCTCTACCACCGCCATCTTTCACTGGCACGGCTCCTACAGCACCGAAGCGGGAAGACTTCGGCTACAATCCAGATGCCTGGACTTCCACTGTCACCCTCGACCCACGGATTCAATCTTTGCTGGATTCGAGCCTCGCGACAAGCCAGGGCCTGCAGGAAAGTATCGACAGCTCGTTGAAAAGTGTCAATGCCACTCTGAAGAATCCGCTTACCAGGCCGGATGCTATTAGCTTGGATGAGTTGAAAAACTCTACTTCCCAGCGTTTTACGGATATCGACAAGCCAGTTACCGAGGCAGAGTGGCTTGCCGCCGGTGGGCGGAGCCTTCTCGCAGGTCAGGAGAATCGCTTAAACGCTCTGTACCAAACGGACTTCAACTACGACAGGGCTCCGAGGATGCCTGAAGTCCAGCGGATCAATTCCCCCCTACCGCAGGTCAGGGAGATCGACTCCCCGCTGCCGTCTGCTAATAATTCCGTGCGACAGTCTGTAGAGGATGCCCTCTATTCCCGACAAGCAAGCCGCCTCGACCCCCGCTGGCAGCAGTCGGAGGATCGGCTGCAATCGTCCCTTGCCGCGCAGGGGATTACCCAAGGTTCTGAGGCCTACAATCGGGAAACTGCTAACTTTGCCCGCGATCGGAATGATGCTTATTCCAATGCCATACTGGATGCTATCACCGGCGGCGGCGCGGAAATGCAGCGCCAATTCGGAATGGATATGGCGGGGCGGCAGCAAGAATTCGCTGAAAACAACGCCGCCTTTGGGCAGGAGTCGGCCAACCGCCAGCAACTTTTCAATGAAAATAATGCCGCCTTTGGGCAGGGACTGCAAGCCCGTCAGCAGGGTGTCGGGGAGGCAAACACCCTTCGCGCATTGCCGACACAAGAGGCGATTGCTGCGGCGAACATTGTGGGGAATCTGGACAATGCCAGTCGCGCATGGGTCGGTCAGCAAGCCGCGCAGGAAGGCGCTCGCGATAGCAGCATGGTGAATCAATTCAACCTTGCCAGGATGAGCGGGCAGGATCAACTCAGTAATGACATAGTGATTCGCAATCAGATTTTGAATGAACTCAATGCTTTACGGACTGGCGCGCAGGCGCAAACTCCACAGTTCGGTAACACGAACAGCGGAACGCAGGTGGCGGCAAGCCCGATTGCACAGTCAGTTTACAACTCCTACCAAGGGGATCTGGCAAATTACCAAGCAGGTGTTGGCTCAAACAACGCAATGCTTGGCGGATTGACGACTCTTGGGGGTGCGGCTCTGATGGCGCCGGCTGGTACATTCAAAGGCCTCGCGGCCATGTTCTAGCATGGAACAAGTTATCCCAACCCATCAAAGCCCGCTTGGGGAGGATGCTGCAGTTGCGTGGTATTCCCCCGAGTTCGTAGCGAGCCTCTGCAAGCAAGGGGAGGTCTGGCGGCTGTCCGTTGCGCGGGCTGACTATTCCGACGCGCCGCTGTCCTGGGAAGAGTTGATGAAAGTGAAGCGGGACTGTGGGTTTGGGGATTACGACGCGCTGGAGGTCTATCCCCGCGATGCAGACATTTTCAACACCGGGAACGTGCGTCACTTGTATTTGACGGGGACAGTTCCGTTTGCGCTGCGGGCAAACACCCACGTATTACAGCAGCGTAATACCCACGGATAAAGGAGAATTACTGTGCCGATGATACCAACTTATGACTTCGAAACCGAAGCCGATGCGATCAAACGCAAGCAGGCAATTGCCGACGCACTGCAGCAAAGCGCGCTGCAGCCAATGCAGATGCCTACGCAGCCGGGAGTTAAGCTCTCCGGCGTGAATGTACTGGCAAAGCTGCTTGAAGGTTACGTTGCCGGGAAGAAATCCGACGAAGCAAAGGCTGACCGTACGGCGCTGAGTCAGCGGTATGGCGACGAACTGAAGTCTGGGATGGAGCAGTATTACAAAACCATGCAGGGTTACGAGACCCCGTCGATGGCTTTGCAGCCGAATGAAGACGGCACTCCGCAGATGGTGAAGGTAGCGGGGGATCGGAAGAAAGCAATCTTCGACGCCCTCGCCTCCAACCACCCAGTCCTCCGTGACATGGCCATGACCCAGCTCAAGGAAGAAGGCAAGAGCCAGCTCACGCCAAAAGACTTGCTGAGCATTGCCACGCCCGAAAGCGTGCTGGCGAACACCAACAACCCTGCTGCGTGGAAGCCGAAGCGCGACCTCAAGGCCTTTGCGCCGGGCGAAGTGCTGCTCGATTCCAGCGGGAACTACGCAACTCCCGGCAATCCGTCCGGGCAGCAGCCCTTCGACCTCAAAACCATCGGCGGGGACCTGTACCAGACCAGCGCGACCGGGTACAAGAAGCTCGACAATGCGCCGAAGGTCACTGTCCACAACGCAGTCAACATGGGCGACAATGCACTGATGAAGAAGCTCGGTGAATCCACAGCCGAGCTGATCAACACCGCCCGAACCGGGAAGCAGCAAGCCCAGCAAATGCAATTCACAGCAAACCGGCTGGAAGAGCTTAACAATAAGGGCGTGTTCAGCGGACCTACCGCCAACGTCGCCACCACGATCGGAGCTTTCGCGCAAACCCTTGGCGTACCTGTCGACCAGAACAAACTCGGCCGTTCGGAAGAGTACAACGCAATCCTTGCCCAGCAAGTCGCGAAGGTTCTGACGGCAGGAAACGGTGTAGGCCGTTCGATGACGGACGAAGACCGTAAGCGGTTTGAGCAGCAGTTTCCGCAACTGGTCAGTACGTCACAAGGCCGTCAGCAGATCATTGGAATGCTTCGGAACAGTGCGGCACAGGATCTTCAATACGCGAACCAAGTCGAAACCAACCTTCGCAAGAACTACCCCGAGGCAGCTCGCCTGTGGGATGTGGCTCCGACGAACGTCGGCTTCCCAACTCCGGGCAGTGCCGGTGGCAGTGGCCCTGGTAACCCAATCCCCCTTGACCAGTACCTGCAAAACTTCGGAGGTCGATAATGCCTGTCGTGAAAATGCCCGATGGGCAACTGGTGGATATGCCGGATAACCCGACGCCGGAGCAGCAAGTGGCGTTGCGCGCGATTCTATCAAAGGGGGCTACGGCTCCTGCAGCGGCTGCTCCGAAGGAAGAACCTTCCGGGTTGGGGGAAACCGCGCGAGTTGTCGGCAAGTCGATTTATGGCGGACTGACCTCCCTTCCACGCTTTGCCATGCAAGCAGGGGATTGGCTGGAAGAGAGAATGCCAACCCCCGACTGGACGAAAATCCCGATCCCTGGCTACAACAAGATTGCTGAAGCTGACAAGGTTGTACGCGAAGCTGTGGAACCGAAAACCAAAGGCGGGAAGGTGATCGGGAATATTGGGGAAGCGGCAGTCGGTGCTATCGCAAGCCCTGGCGGACTCGCTGCACCGATTAAATCTGCGATTATCGGTGCTAGTTCTGGCGCGGGTAGCGAGACGGCAGCGAAGCTCTTCGAGGACAATGCCGTTACCCGCGTGCTTGGTGGCCTAGCCGGCGGGCTTACCGGAGGTCTCGCCACGGCCGCAAAGACAAACCGTGGTACGCTAGCGCGCGAAGCCCTTGCCGATGCCCGTCCAGAGGACCTTGCGGTTGCAGTCGAACGAATGAAGGTGGCACGTGATGCGGGTATTCCGATCAACCTCAGCCAGGCCATGCCGCGAGCTTCGAACATTGACGCTTACGTGGATGCGCTGGCAAACAGCAAGCATGGACGAAATGTCACGGAGCAACTTCGCAAACAGCCTCAACAAATTGCCTTCGGAGCTGAAGAGCAAATGGCTAACCTGCCTGGGCAGATTCGTATGCCACAGGTCTTGGCAAACAATGCGCAGGAAGCGGCCGAGGCCTCTATCCGACAGGGTATGGATCAGGCTACGAAGGCTTGGCAGAAATTCGCTCCGCAGGGTGCTGCGATTCCTGAAGGTGTTGTAGCGAACTTCGACGAGCAGCTTAAAGCTATGGCAGCGAAGTATCCGAACACGGCTCAAGCTGACCTGATCAACGACGTTCGCAGCGCACTCAAAACCGGACAGCAAACCACTGGCGGCAGTCCGTTGTTGGATGCCGCAGGCAATCTTATCAACCCGCCTACGAAAGGTCCAGCATACCTTACCGATGCCTTGCAGGTCAAAGGTGCGATTGATGATGTGCTGCAGAACTTCGGTGCGCGGAAACTCAACACGCCTGGGCTGCAGGGCAAGGAACTTCGCCGTGCGCAGGAAGTTCGCGGCATGTTCCGAGATATGATTGACCTGGAAGTCCCGCAACTTGCACAGGCAAACAAAGCCTATGAAGCCATTATGTCAGGTGTGGTTGATCCACTGAAAAAGTCCGTTGTCGGCCGTGTGGCTGGGCGCGTTGGGGCTAACGCTGCTCAGGAAGCCCCACAAGCCCGCCTATTCAGTGTGTTTGAGAAGGGCACTGTGCCGGGCGCAACTTCCTCAGAAATCCTGACCATGGAAAAAGCTTTTCGCAATGCTGGTCAGCCGGAAGTGTTCCAGGACGCGGCGAAATCCTGGCTTGCCGGGAAGGTATCAACCGCGCTGAAGTCCACCGACAATCGTATGCCTGAGAACATTGGCGAACGACTGCGAGTTGCCTTTGGGGACCCGCGACAGCTTGACCAGACCTCCAAAGGGTTCGAGGATGTGCTTGCCGGCCTTGCGCGGTCGCAAGGTGTACCCGAGGCGCAGTATGTCAAGGGATTCAAACACTTTATGGAAATTGTCTCTGATGCAGCACGGCGTCCTGGAAGTGTTCGCGGCGTAACCCCAGGGGAGGTCAAGGAAATGGCTTCCGAAGGTGTGCTCAAACGCCTGGGCCAAGTCAGCGTGATGACACCGATTCGTCAACCTGCCCTCAAATGGGCTTCATTCCTTGAAGCAGACGCGCTCAGCACAATGGATAAGCTCTTGACAACACCCGAAGGAGTCGCTACACTGGTGAAACTTGGAAAGCAGCCTCCGTACAGTCACGCTGCGGTGAGCACGATGGCGACGTTCCTGGGTACGAATGCAGCCGCGCAGGGAGGGGAAACGAATCCCCCCGGCATTACGGCGGAATAATACCACGGAGAAACTATCATGGCACTTGATGGAAACGGAACTTACTCGCCGCCAGCACCGCAGTTCCCTGCGATCCCGAATACTGTCATCTACGCAGATGACTTCAACCAGATCATTCTGGATATTGCCACGGCACTGTCCACAGCGATCTTTCGGGATGGTCAGGCAGCGTTCACTGCGGATCAGTCGATGGGGAGTCACAAGCTCACCAATCTGGCGAATGGCGTAAACCCGCAGGACGCAACGACAGTGTTGCAGGTCTTTACTGATCCGGTGTTTGTTGCCACAACTCTGCAAGGGTTTAAGATCAGCGGCTCGATGTTCCAGGCCCTGATGGCGACGATCAACCTCGTAGCCTCGGGTACAGTCACGCTTACCGGAACGACACTGCTGGACATGTCGGCGTCGGGGCAAGTTAACCTGCCCGCAAACACCAGTATCGGACCGATCAGCGCAAGTGAGCTAGCGACGCTTGACGGCGTGACGTCAGGGATTCAAGGACAGCTCAACGGAAAAGTTGACGAAGTCAGTGGAACAGCCCAAGACCTTACCCTCACAGGAATTCCCACTGCACCAACAGCTGCGATTGGTACGAACACTAACCAAGTTGCCACAATGGCAGCGTTAAGTTCTCAGGCATTTGCCGCAACCTTACCAAACCAAGCCGGAAATGCTGGCAAATTCGTTACAACTGATGGAACCAATGCCTCATGGGTAGATGTTCCGCAGTTCCCACTCACCGCGCTCAGCGTAATCTAAGGAGAATGATATGAGTACTTCTGCGCAATATGCCTCAATACCCAAGTGCGGGGTTGGGCAAGTAAGTGTTGCAAACACCAATCGCGACGGCACAGGCACGATTGTAACCGTGTTTAGTGCTGGGGCAAGCGGTTCGCGTATTGATGCGATTGACCTTAAAGCCGTGGGTACAACCACAGCCGGAATGATCCGCCTGTTCATCCATGACGGCACCAATGCGCGTCTGCTGACTGAGGTGCCAGTTACGGCCATCACGCCGTCTGGTACTCTGCCGTCGTGGGAAGCCCAACTCAACACTAATACGATGACCCAAGTGTTGCCCTTGGTGCTGCCCACCGGTTACAGTCTCCGCGCCGCAACCAATAACGCGGAGACCTTCAATGTCATTGCTCTGGGAGGTGACTTCTAATGAACAAGGGAACTTACGGCTACCCGCTGCCACCGAACGCGCCTACGCGGGTGGCACCACCGGAGTGGAAATCTTGCAAAGCATTTTTAACTGCAGGTACTTATAGCAGCGAAGTTGTTCCGCAGAACGTTTTTCAGATTCTTTTTATGGTGAAAGGCGGAGCGGGTGGTGGGCGCACTGGAGGCAGCGCGGATGCTGGCGGTGGTGGCGGTGGTGGTTTTGCTATGGGGATCCTCGACGTAATACCCGGACAGGCATTACCAACAATTACAGTCGGTGCCGCAGGGGCAGCCGGCCTATCCGGAGGTACCTCATCGGTAGGGTCATTGCTATCAGCTACCGGAGGGTCTGGGGCCACTGGCGCTGCGGGCGCTGCGGGTGGTACTGGATCTGTGTCAGGTAATTTGCGGGCCGCTTTTACAGCTTCCGGTGGTGCTGGCGGTACAGCTTCCGGCGGTGGTGCCGGAGGTGGTGGAGGCTGCGGTAGTCCGTGGGGGAATGGGGGTGTAGGAGGAGCTTCGTCAGCAGGCGGTGGCGGTGGCGGAGGGTTTGGTGGGGCCGGTGGAGCTAATACAGGCGGTGGAGGTGGCGGTGGAGGTGGCGGTGGTTTATACAAAGGCGGTGACTCAATAACAGCCACCGCCGGTGGTGGTGGCGGCGGAAGTTGTGGACCAGGGCAGCCTTCCGGCTCGGGCGTTGGAGGGTCTGGTGGTGGCGGAGCTTTTCCTGGCGGTACTCCTGGTAATGGAACCGTCAACGCTACAAGCGGCCTAGGAACCCAATCTTTTCTTGGCATGGCTAACATGCGTCTTGATGGCTCAGGCGGCGGTGGCGGTGCGAGTGGTACCGCAGCAGGAAACGGTGCGAGTGGCGCGGGTGGAGGGGGAGGTAGTTCTATCGGATCTGGCGGAATCGCCGGGTGCGGAGGCATCGGCGGTGGCGGTGGCGGTAGCGCGAACGCAACAAACGGCTCCGGCGGCCTAGGAGGTTTTGGCGGCGGCGGCGGCGGCGGCAGGCAAGGTGTAGGAGGTAATGGCGGCAACGGCGGTGGTGGTGGCGGTAGTTTTACTTCTACAGGAGGCTCTGGCGGCGCTGGGGCAGTACTTTTATTTTGGACTGAGGGCTACTAATTATGAAATACGCTCGTATTGTTGCTGACACCGCAGTCGACGTCCGCACCGAATCTCCCGAGGGGTTTTTCACACCGGAGGTCGCATCTGAGTTTGTCCAGGTTCCTGAGCAGGTTGAGAACGGGTGGACTTTTTCGGATGGCGCGTGGAATCCTCCGGAACCGACCCCTGAACCGACTCCTGTTACCACCATCCCCCTCATCGGTCCAATCGCCTTCCAGATGCTGTTCAAAGTCGAGGAACTCGTCGCCATCGACGCAGCCAAGGACACCAACCCGGCAATCCGTATTCTCTGGAAGTTGCTCGACGACCCGCGGACTGACTACGTTGACCGCAACCTCGAGCCGATTCAGTCCATGCTGCAGAGCTTGGAGGCTGGTGGGTTGATCGGCGCCGGTCGTGCGCAAGAAATCCTCCACGGAGAAGTTGCCAAGTGAAATCCTATGGCCGTCGAGTAGCAGTTGCCGTCGATCAACTTGGTAACACCCTACTCGGCGGCGACGAGGACGAAACGATTAGCAGCCGAGCAGCCAAGGCGCGTTTGAAAGGAAAGCGCTGGGGCTGTGCCCTTTGCCGGTTCTTGGACTGGCTTGATCCGAACCATTGTACCAATTCCATTGAACCTGACGAAGGGGAGAAAATAAGTGAGTGAAGAAAGTGTGGCAAGGACCTGCCCCTTGCCGAAATGCCCTCCGCTTGATGACTCGGAAATCGAGAAGATTGCGGAAAAGGCCGCCGAGAAGGCTATCGAAAAACTGACAAACCACGTTTATCAGGAAGTTGGGAGAAGCGTGTTTTCAAAGTTTGTGTACATTGTAGGAGCCTGTTCGCTTGGGCTGTATCTTTGGCTGAAATCGAAGGGGGTGATCTGATGCTGCCTGTCGTCGCAGGGCTATTGGCCCAAGGACTCAACCTTGTCGGGAATGCCGTGCTGGCGAAGGGCAAAGAATGGGTCGAGGAGAAAACCGGGGTGAAGCTTGCACCGGATATGCCGCCTGAAGAACTGACGAAACTTCGCCAATTCGAGCTGGAGCATGAGGAAGAGCTTCAGCGACTGCAACTGGAAGAAAATCGCCTGACGTATGAGGATACGAAGTCGGCCAGGGATATGAACACGCGGATTAACGAATCTGCAAATGCGACATGGCTGTCGAAGAATGTTCCGGCGATTTTGGCTTTGGTGGTGATTATCGGCGGGGGGATTGTACTGACCACGACGGGGCAAGCCGACGTTCGTACAGCCGTGGTTGGGCTGATGACTCTGGTCCTGGGGTTCTACTTTGGCACGTCGAGTTCCAGCCGGAACAAGGACGCTACGATTGAACGGCTGACTGGGGGTGCGAAATGAGCCTCGTCAAGGAACAAGCAGCCTTTCTGCTCGATGCCTGCGCATTGGTGACTTACGCTACCGAACAAGGTTTCGTGGTAACGGGCGGAGAACTGGTGCGGCCGATTGAAATGCAGCAACTGTATGTCAAATCCGGTCGGTCAAAGACTATGGGTTCACAGCACTTGAAGCGGCTGGCCATTGACCTCAATTTTTTCAAAGACGGAAAATTGGTGCAGTCGCGGGAAGAGCTCAAGCCGCTAGGTGACTGGTGGGAAGCACGAAATGCGAAGAATCGGTGGGGAGGGAACTGGCGTGGGCTGGTGGATTCGGGGAAGAGCCGGTTTGTTGACTGCCCGCATTTCGAGCGGCAAAGCTAACCGCCGACCGTCAATCGCCTTACCCCGGTAGGCATTGTGGTACGGGTGGTAAGATAAAGCCCGGATGCGGCCGGAGAAACCGCATTGCCGGGCATTTTTTCGACATCATTACGCGGCCACGGACGACCGGCCAGCATTGTTGCTTGCTGTCGGCAAAGCCTCCGCCGCTTTCAGCATTACCACACTTCCGGACTGCTCAAGCTTGACATACCCCGCGCGGATACACCCTGCCAGCACATCCTCAAAATCCCGCATGGAAGGGAAATAGGAATGGACATAGCGATAAGCTTCGTGGTATGGGACGGCGGTTTTGCTGTGAACAAACCAGACCAAACGCTCCGCGTAGAGGGCAGTCTCGGACTTACCGATCTTCGAGAACACGAACGACATGTCTGGTTCAAGGTCCGTCACCATCTGATCGGCGATGGTTAGGTGCTCGGCAGTGATCTCCATCTTGTCGCTGGAGGAGGCTGCGAGCACCATTGCGAGCTTGTGGATGTGGGTTTGCTTGCGGGCGATGTAACCGCCGAAGCGGTCGTCGTCAAGGGCTACGGAACGGACTGTATAGTGGCGGTGATACCAGGCCTCGCCCCAGGCGATTGCATCCTGCGATAGCTTATACTCCCCTGTCAGCGTTCCGATGTGGGATAAGTCCTCAACAAGCTTCTCCGCCATCGCGTCGAGATTACCGGGGACTCGCAGCCCAGGATAGGCCACATACTTCGCCTTCTGGTCAGCATACACGAAAATGCAACGGGAAGTGAATCCGCCGCCGATCATGTACTCCGGGAAGTTGCCTGCAATCCACGAAGGTGTGGTGCAGGCGATCAGGTTAATCCACGGATTCTCGATGCTGTCGTTGCCACTGTGCTTGGTTTTCTTCTCGAACGTGCCGGGCTTGCCGTCCCACAACGCAACAAGCAAGTCCACCATGTCTTTGTCCTGCGGGTTGAGGAGGTTCCCGAACTCGGAGGACTCCAGCGTCAGCGCACTCAT